AGTCATAAGGGTGATATGATGATCGATAAGTTTAGAAATATCATTCGTTTTGAGAAACAACAAAACTTTTCAAGGATTGCGGCATGAAAGCGTGGGGTATTCTTATAAAGTATAACGGCGAAATCGGCAATCAGGATGGACCATGGTATCATAACAATACTCCAATAAGAGGTTTGACTAGACTTGGATATAGAACAAAGGAGGAAGCGGATACCTGGATAAAAAGAAATAATATGAAGAGTTGTGTGTCCAGAGAATTTGAAGCCAGCAATTTCTGTGTATATAGAGACGAACTCTTTGATAGGTGTGACTTTTGTGAATGTTGGAAGAAAAATGCTTGATGGTATGGAATGGGCACGGTGGGGATTTATTCGTTATGAGATTGTTATTCTAGAATTTGAATCTACAAAATATCCAGATAATGAATTGTTTCCTCAAATGATTGATTTTTATAAAAAAGAGTTGAAGAAACTAGAGGATAAAATAAATGACTGAGACTAAAAAACTATGGAAGAGAGTAAAGAAAATGGACTTAGGTAACCCTGTAATTACTGCTTTAGTTGGTATTGTAGTATTCTATATCGGGCTGAAGATGTTCAGTGGTGGTATGAAGAGTATGGGTAATATGGAACATCTTAACTACTTTATTCACAATCCGTTATGGATGTTCTTAGGCGGTATTGTTATGACACTTCTCTGGCAATCGTCGTCTCTTAGTACAACAGCAATCATTGCTCTTGTAGCATCAGGAGCAGTCCCTCTACCAGCAGCAATTGCTGCCGTACTTGGAGCCAATATTGGTACTACGGGTACAATCTGGATTGCAGGACTTCTGGTATCTGATGGAATGCCAAAAGGCGATACATTTAGAATTGCTATGGCACATACTGGTGTCAATCTAGTAATGGCACTTTCTATGCTTCCATTCGTAAATCATATTGCAAGGCTGTTGACAAGATTATCTTAGGAGTATATAATGTTTACTAATGAATTGTTATATAAGACCACTGAATTGTTTGATTTTAAAAATCCGCAGATGGATCCACATGAGTTATATAATCTCTTAACGGATACGATGATTAAAGAACGTGGTGTAGGTCTATCAGCAAATCAGATTGGTCTTCCTTATCGAGTATTTGTAATGGGCGATCCTACAAATCGAGAATCTATCATTCCAGTATTCAATCCAACAATTGTTTACAGTTCAGATGATACGATGACACTTGATGAAGGATGTTTGAGTTTTCCAGGTCTTTATATTAAGATTAAGAGACCCACATCCATTCGTGTTCGTATGACTACAATTGATGGTGAAACAGATACTGCTACGTTTGAAGGATTCACGGCTAGAGTATTCCAGCACGAATATGACCATATGGAGGGATACGATTTCCGTAAGCGAGCAAATCGGTATCATCTAGATAAGGCAATGAAAGATTTAAGACTACTACAGAGGAGGAGAAAACAACGTGCAGCGTGATGATTATCATGATTTTGTATTATCTGTGACCAGTGATTATAGTAAGAATCACGTATCTTTTCTAAGACGCATGGAAGAACTTTCCATGTTGGATAAAGTTAAGATTACTCATTTACTAACTGCATCACTAGGTCTTACTGGTGAAGCAGGAGAGTTTGCTGACCATGTAAAGAAGATTTCCTTTCATGGAAAAGAACTTACAGACGAACTAAGAGACAAGATGATTCTTGAACTTGGTGATGTTATGTGGTATGTAATTCAAGCGTGCGAAGGGCTTGACATATCACTAGAAGATGTAGTACAATTAAACATTGATAAGTTGAGTAAACGACATCCAGACGGCTTCAAAAAAGATTATAAAAGTTGAAATTAGGGGTTGACAAACGTCTAGAGTCTTGCTATAATGTGTATAGTGAGTAAACAAAGAGAGTGAGAACAACGTGACAAATATTTTTCGTAAGAACGAGTCCTATACCGGTGATGTGTCGATGACACAATTAAGTAATGAAATCTATCCAGTTATGGCCACCGACGAATCTTTTCAAGCTAGTGATGAGGGGCGTTGGGAGCTAAAAGATCAAATTGATTATATCTTATCTACAATGTTGGGTTGGGCACCTTCCAAGTTTGTGCTTGCGGATGTTGATGCTTGTTTAAAATCTGCGGAAGAGCGTGGTGCTATCGAAGATGCTGAGTATTTTCGATATTGGCAAGAGAAAGGTGTGAAGTATCTTAACATTGATTCACACAACCGCAATAAATGTATTGAAGCCTTCATGAACAACGAAGTTCCTTTGGCTGAAGGTGTTTATGAGATCCCGGGTTACACCAACTATCCTGTAAAGGGCCAAGTTACTTGGAATGACTTTCGTATGGATCTAAAAGATTATTTTTTGACTGTTGTGAAAACCTCCGTCGAAATATATACAAACGCTAGTCGAGAAGACCTGTCAAACCTTGCAAGTTGTGTGAACAAGGGTAAGGCTTGGAACCGCCCTGAGTTTCGTAACACCACGATCTCAAAGGTTGCTAGTAAGTATCGTGATCTTGCAAAGACCTACATGCCTTACTTTAAAGGTAAGAGTCCTTCCGGACCGCATTTCCTTTCTGCTGAAGAATTGAAGCGGCGCGGTCTTGATGATTTTATGGCTACTATGGGTTCCTATACTGAGTATGGGTTTTCTGAAACCATCTCACATGGTAAGAAGGACGCTATGTATAAGTCAGAAAGTTCCCATGAAAAGTTCGTCAATCGGGCTTCCATTGCACTGGATAATTTCTTCAAACTCTTACAGAAGAATAAAGGCGAAAACCTTTATGCACTGAAGTCGAAGATTTTCCTTTTCGACCTGTGGGGTATGTTTTGGGATATTTCTACCAAGAATATGAAGATCAATGACGCAGAAAAGATGATTGTTGATTATATCAATGTTATCGCCGCTTTGCTAAAAGATAAAGAGGAATATGTTATCAATGATGATAAGAAATTGACTTTTGCTGGTATGAAGAAACTGAGCCCAGTTTTAAACAGTTTACGTCGAGAACTTATTACGAGTAAGTTTAACATGGAAGACTATGCTGTACAACTTGGTAATCGTTCACAAAATGCAGACGAAAAGTTGATTTCTGCATATGAACAAGCATGGGTTACTCCTGAAGGTAAGCCGATTGACCCTAGTCGATTGCAGACCGGCGATTATCATAACGGCCATGTTATTCCTCACATTGATGGTGGTACTGAGTTTGTTATTCAAACAGCGGAGGATAACTTGAAGTTAGGTGCAAACCCAGTCGTTTAATGATAAACCATATATACTAGTGTGAATTGTATGGAGGTTTGTTATGTCAATTCGTTATATATTAGAAGAAGAAATTAAAAAAAGTGTACCAACAGAAGAGTGTGCGATCCTGCTTTCGGGCGGGGTCGACTCTCTCTCTGTTGCTTTCGCCGCGGCCAATCTAGGTAAAAAGATAACAGCATATAGTTTTAAGATCAAAGATATACCTTCTTACGATTACGAATTTGCTAAAACACTATGTGAACGTAATAAGTTATATACATTTGTAGGTATCGAAATTGATTTAGCAAATTTTGAAGAAAGATTTATAGAACTAGTTTTACTAGGATGTGTTAAGAAAACCCATTTCGAATGTGTGTTTCCCTTTCTATACGTCTATCCTCAAATCAAAGAAAAGTATGTACTATCCGGATGGGCAGCCGATGGTTATTTTGGAGTGAGTAAGAAAGCTAATATTCATTATAAACATACTAAAGAACTATTTGATCAATTTAGAGATGATTACTTTCAACCAGAAAATCAAGCAGGATATCTTTGGCATAAAAAAGTCTCGGATATGTATAATAAAGTTTTCGTGACTCCTTATCTATCTGATCCTGTTAAAGAATTTTTCTATCAATATGATTGGGAAGAATTGAACAAACCAAAACAAAAACATCATATTCGTGAGGCATTTATTGAATTTTCGCATATGCCAAAACCCGCCAAGCCACATATGAATCTACAGATTGGTTCGGGTATAACAAAAGAATTTGAACGCCTAGTTTTACCAAATAAAGACTTGAATGTATACGGGAAACCTCGTATAATGGATGTGTGTCGAGATTGGCATGAAAAGATATTACCTTTAAAGAATAATGAAATGGTGAAAAGATTGTTGAATGTATAAACCGTATTATGTAAAAGATGTACTAGAAGCATCTTCACAAAAGAAATTTACTGTCATATCAACCTTTGCTGGTGGGGGTGGTTCTTCCACTGGTTATCGTTTAGGTGGCGGTAATGTTCTATTGATTAACGAGTTTGTTAAGGCCGCAGTAGAAACATATACTGCTAATTTCCCAGACACAAAAGTTCTTGTTGATGATATCAAAAAATATACTGCTAAAGACTTTCTAAACATGGCAGAGATTAAAGAAGGGGAGTTAGATATTCTTGATGGGTCTCCCCCGTGTTCTGCATTCTCTTTAGCAGGTAAGAAAGATAAGAATTGGAATAAAGAGAAGTCTTATTCTGATGGTAAAAAGGTAGTTGCTATTGAAGATTTATTTTATGAGTTTATTCGTATTGCGGAAGGTATTCAACCTAAAGTCATAGTTGCTGAGAATGTAAAAGGTATTACATTCGGCAAAGCTATGGAAAAACTTCATGCATTTATTAATGAATTTGAAAATATTGGATATAGAGTTACATATAAAGTTTTAAATGCGGCTGATTATGGTGTACCTCAAGCCCGAGAAAGAACTATCTTTATCTGTATTAGAGAAGATGTATGTGAGTCTTTAGATCTTTCATATCTAGCAATCAACAGTATATTTCCTAGGCCTACTTTCGATAAACATATTTCTATGAAAGAAGCTATTAGTGATATTGAAGATGATGAAGATAGACAAATGCTACTAGATTATCTAGAACAATCTTGGCAAAAACCCTGGGTTAGTATGTTACCTTTTAATCCAGATAAACCTATTAAACCAGATAATAAAAAGTTTACTACTGAAAAGAAAGATGCTACAGGCAAAATTATAGAGGAGGCTAGAAATCCAAAGAAATCTTGTTTCAATATGATTCGTCCTTGTCCAGATCTACCTTCTCCTACTCTTACTCAACAAGGACAAAAGAGAGGTATGTCTGGTGTTTTTCATCCGGCAGAAAACAGAAAATTGACAGTTAAGGAATGTAAACGTTTAATGGCCTTTCCAGAAGATTTTGTTTTAACAGGTACTTTTGATCAAAAAATTGAAAGATTAGGACGAGCCGTCGCTCCTCTAATGTATAAAGAGTTATCTAAGTCGATATATGAAAATGTTTTGAAGGAGTATAAAAATGGCTGATTTTACTTTTGCTCACCGAGAAGAAGGTTTTGATAATCATATCGATCATTCGATACGAGGCTATAGTAATTTATTAGAAGATATTATTAGCTTATCTAGATACTTTGTAGAAGATGATACTTCTGTAATTGATATTGGTTGTTCTACAGGTAAAGTTACTGAGATGATGGTCAGACAAAATGATTTTGCTAAGTTTGCTAGTTATGTCGGAATAGAGATAGCTACTGGATTTACAGAAGATTTAAAGAAAAGAAAAGAAAGTCTAGAAAAAGAATTTCCAGAAACATTTATAAATTTTTATGATGAAACTGATATCCGAGATTTTGATTTTATGAATTGTAGTTTAGTAACATCTATTTTTACATTGCAATTCATGCCAAAGAAAGATCGTTCTAATGTTATTGATAAAATTTATGATGGTTTAAACACGGGTGGTGCTTTTATTTTCTCAGAAAAAACTATTTCTGAAAATGCTACCATGCAAGATATGATTACATTTAATTATTATGATTTCAAATTAAAATCATTTTCTTCAGAAGATATCTTGACAAAAGAGAAAACTTTGCGTAATATGATGAAACCAAATACGGTTAGTGAAATTGAAGATATGATTCAAGATGCTGGTTTTAGTGCATTACAACAATTTTGGCGTAATCACAATTTTGTTGGTTTTATAGCAATTAAGTGAGAATGAAATGATTGAATATAAGGATAAAAATAAAATGACCATGCTTGGTCAAGCAGGCGAAAAACTCGTATGTAAATATTGTCGAGAAAAAGGTCAGGAAGTTTCCGAAAGCATCTATACTTATGATAATCAAAAAGATATGATGGTTAATAACTTCAAAGCTGAAGTCAAAACTCAAATGTTATTTCATATGCAAGACGCATTTAGTATTCAGAATAATCAGTTACCAAAGTGCATGAATGCTAAGTTTCTATTTTTTGTGAAGACTCCTGATAAAAAAGACAGAACAATCAAAATTTATGGATGTGACAAAAAAGAACAACGTGACTTTTATGACTATCGAACTAAAGACGGTCGTAACATGAAACTTATTAAAAGATCCAAATTGAAACTGTTAGAAATAATTAGAGATGAAAGGCTTATTAGAGAATTTGAAAGTTTCAGTAATTCAGATTGGCAAAAGTGAAACATAAATCTCTTGACAAAAATACCAAAGTTTGGTATTATATAAACATGATGTACGAAGGAGTGAACTTATGTCTGAGATGATTGACTATAAATTTGACGAAGACCGTCTAATTTCCGAATTGAAAGACTATATAGATAGTACATACGATGCACACTACTCACAGACAAAGTTTCAAGCAGCAGAGTTTATCTTTGACTCGGGCCATGGAATGGGTTTCTGTATTGGTAATGTTCTAAAGTATGCTCAACGATATGGACGTAAAGCGGGATACAATCGCAAAGATCTTATGAAAGTCTTGCATTATGCTATGATGGCTTTGTATCTCCATGATAAGGAGGAACTTGAGTGAATATTGAAATTACAGCAGATGATCTTCGCAAAAGAAAGGTCATGGTCTGCACACCCATGTATGGTGGAATGTGTGGTGGTCAGTACAGTAAGTCTTGTACTGATCTCGGCATTCTAGCAACACATTATGGAATGAAGATTGCTTTCCATTATCTGTTTAACGAGTCACTAATTACACGAGCACGAAACTATCTTGTAGATGAGTTTATAAGACAAACCGAATTCACACATTTGATGTTTATTGATAGTGATATTGGTTTTGATCCTAATGACGTTTTAGCACTTGCTGCTATTGCAGATGAGAACAGTGATAAAGATATTGTGTGTGGACCATATCCTAAGAAGACGATTGCTTGGGAAAAGGTCAAGCGTGCAGTTGATAAAGGATTTGCTGATACAAATCCCAATGACCTAGAAAAGTATGTTGGCGATTATGTGTTCAATCCCGTTGCCGGAACTAATGAAATTCGTGTTGATGAACCAGCAGAAGTTCTGGAAGGTGGCACTGGTTTTATGATGATTCAGCGACGAGTTTTTGAAAAATTTGTTGACGCATACCCAGAATTGTTGTATACTCCAGATCATGTACGAACAAAGCATTTTGATGGATCAAGAAAGATTACCGCTTTCTTCGATACAGTAATCTGTCCAAACTCTAATCGATATCTATCGGAAGATTACATGTTTTGCCAGTGGTCTCGTAACATTGGCATTAAAGTGTGGATGTGTCCTTGGATGCGTCTATCACATATGGGGACCTATATGTTTAGTGGTTCTCTGGGTGACTTGGCTCAGGTTGGTGCGTCTGCAACGGCTGATCCACAACTCTTGTCTAAATTTGCAAAAAAGTGAGGTAAATTATGAAGTTATCTGAACAGACTCTTGAAGTACTACAGAATTTTTCGAGTATCAACCAATCTCTTCTATTTAAGGAAGGTAATGTTCTCAAGACAGTCTCACCACAAAAGACTGTTCTTGCTGAAGTAATGGTCGAAGATACCTTTGAACGACAATTTGGTATCTATGATCTTGGGCAGTTCCTTTCTGCCGTATCATTAATGGAAGAACCAGAGTTGGAACTAAACGATAACTCTGCAAATATCAATGATGATAATGGTACTTCGATTGATTATCGTTATGCCGATCCATCGATGATTGTAACACCGCCAGAAAAAGAATTGACTCTACCGGACGTAGATGCCAGTTTTATTTTCACCGAAGACAATCTAAAGGAT